GATGGTGCGACTTTCGAATGAAAGCTTCAAGGGAGCCTTCCAGACGGATATTGATCCTGCGAATTGCATGAGATTTGATGTTGGGTATAGACCGATAGCTGTAGAAGCGGGCCCCGACAATTTTACAGTGTTCTCATGGTCAGTTTTGCTAAATGTTGACAAGAAAATGCAAGCATTACTCGCCTGCTTTCAACAGGTTTTGTCGCCCTGATCACCCCATGCCTCCCCCCATCACGGTCCGAGAGACACTCAGTGGACACAGTTTGTGCATCCCTTGTCAACCTAGTGTAGTCGCGAAGTACACCATAGTGCTACCACAGATAAACCTTCGGTGCAGCAGAATCTCTGTCACACAACACATCGAATACGGGGCCTACAGTGCAAGATTCAAGGTTGACAGAATTCAATTCTCTGTCCAAACCCTCCTGCAGCTCTCGGCTCCATCGGTGTGTCACGTGCAAAGCATACCACACGTCTGGATGCTCATCACATGGTTCAAATCTCATTTGCCAATCCTCCCGACGCGTAGGAAGAGCACTCACCTCCTCAGTCAATTCGAGTATCCGTTGCAAATAAGATCTTAATGGTGGAATGTGCCAGCAGCCCTTAATTAGACTAAGTGCAGACCCTCTTAGAAGGACCTTGGAGTTGCACTTGGCTGGTGGATCACAAAAAATCCCAAGCTTGGCCATCACCTTACCAGGCTTGGGTCCAAAAACGAATCCCTGTAGGGATGGGTATATCCGCATAGAGCAGAATTCTACCGTGTACACGTTATTACGGAATAGAGCTACAGCATCAAATCCGAAGTCAAGAAAACTCTGTTTCCAATCGATATGGCTCACAAACCTATGTTCGGTGTTGAGCAACGCATCATCGCCTTGTACAACCAGCGTCATCATGTTTCTGGCTTGAGACACAGATACCTGGTTTTTTGTACAAAATATGAACAAATGAATCAATATGTTCATAATGGAATTTCCCAAGGATGTCCACGGGTCACCAGATTTCCGGCATCCCTTTCTAGAGTAGAC